ATAACACCAACAAGACTGTTTATCACACCGAATATGCCGTTGTGAGTAGCGTGGATGCTGAAATAGTCAAAACAGAATTTTTCATAAATGGAGACGATGTTGTTTTAAGAGCCAGAGCAATTTCTGGTAATAACGGGCGGTTCATAGTGAAATCGATAGATAGCGTATAAAGGAATATTATGAAGAGAGAAATTAATATTGGAGATGCGGTCGACACGGGTCAGGGAGATTACTTATACTTGGCGGGGAAAAAGATAAATGACAACTTTAGTGAAGTTTATCGAGAGTTGGGCGATGACAATGTATTGTTTAGTGCTGGTTCATGGAAGATAAAAACGAAGAAGGATTTGGTGAAGGGCATTCTGAATGTTAACTATGGCCAAAGCTTAGTACTTGACACAACACTAACACCCATGAAAATCCATCTACCGAAGGGTGGTGTGGAAAATGTTGGTAAGGTTATTAAACTGCGAGACGTTCATGGTTCATGGTTCAAAAATCCTATCGAATTAAAGCCATTTTCTGGTGATACGATAAAGGGGAAGGGTGGATATACAGTAATAAATCGAAATTTTTCCACAATTGAGCTCGTTTACACATCAAAGGCTAGATGGGAATTCGTTGAGACAACACAAATCGATAAACATACTATCAACGAAGCTGGTTCTGTTGTTACGAGTGATTTTATCGCAATTGCTGGTCAAACTGACTTTCCTGAACCATTCGATGCTGAGCGTTACAATCCAAATGGTATAGAGGTGTATCGACGTGGTAATAAATTGTATTATGGGTCTGAATTTTCTGAAGCGTCTGAATATGGTTCTATCGGTAGTAATGGACAACTTATACCATTAGATGGGAATACAATCAAACTTCGTGATCCGTGTTCAGAAGGTGATACAATATCATTTACAAGTTATTTGGATGGTGTTGAGGTTTTCAGAACCTCAAAAAATAAGCGAAGCTTTGTCATGAAGAATAAAAAGAATATTTTTGGCGAAGAATCGTTGCCAGAATCTTCAAATTTTGTGGTTTTTGATGAAGCGAGCTACCAGAGCACGATAAATTCCGATGGTGTTGAGAAGAAGTTTATTAATATACCATTATCAACATTCAATATACATTCATATGATAAACTAAACCCATACACATTAGATATCCTTTTGAATGGTGTGATGTTAACACGTTTGGAAGACTATGGTGGGGAATATTATTGTATGGGGGCAACCGACAATAAAGATTACGAGAGCCCATTTACATGTGAATTAAATGGTGGGAAGTGGATAGCTGATACGAGAGATGCGGATTATAGCTTTACTTTCAGTGGATCGTCAGTTGATGGCATTGAATTTAACTTTGAATTCAAAGAGGATGATATCCTAACATTAATTTGGTATAATAATATCATAGGCACGACACTTAGTTTGGATGAAATTGCTGTAGAGTTGGATAAGTCATTCATTAACACGACGAATGAATATTATGTGTCTCATAAAGCATCGATTCCGAATTATAAATCGTATACAGGTCTCCCACCACAAAAAGAAGTGGTTATCGACGAGGGTGAAAAAATAGTAAGACCAAACCATGTCGATGATATCATGAATATGGTGTATCCAATCGGGCATGTATATATGAATTATTTCAATAAACACTCACCAGAACAGACATTGGGGTTTGGTGAATGGAGAAGGTTGTCTGGCTATGTTTTGGCTGGGTTTTCGGATGACTACGCTGATACCGTATATGGTCAAAACAATAATTTTCTGGACGTAAATAATAAACCAACAGCAACCCCCGGCGGAACATATGGTGCTGCGGAAGTTATTCTCGATAAAAAAAATATACCATATAATACATACGATAATCCAGTGTTGGTTGCTGATACAGATGGTGACATTGACATTGGGGCATGTCTCATCGATCCAGAGGATGAGGGTTTGATCTTACCAAAACGATATACGGAAAAAATGATTGGAATTGGTATGGAGAGTAACGTTGAAGCAGTTTCTCTTTTACAGCCAACGGCTATAGTGTCAATGTGGGTGAGGGTAGCATAATGAAAAAAACGAAAACATATCAAAATTCACGAAACTATTCAAACAATACAAATCGCCATTTCCAAGATCTGGTTTCGGATTTGGTGATTGGTTTTGCTAGGTTTGGTGCACCAGATATCGATAGCATAGATGATTTGGATGAGATGGGCAATCTTCGAGACATCTTGACGGACTTACAATCAATCACATTTTCTGGTATTGGTGAAGTTGTGTCGAAAACTGAAAACATTTCTCCGAGTGGGGTTGTACAAATGGATCGATGGGAGTTTAATCGAAACCTTGGTACATTATATGGCAAAAAAACTAAAGTGCGTCTACTTGGCGTGGATGTTGAATTTGATTCGGGTAGCACTATTCCAATTATCGTGCTTGAGATAAAGGATATAATTCAATCGTATATCGATAGTGGTAAATACTTCATCTCGGTGGAACAAATCGATGATTATACACTCGAAGTTGAGTACAGTGATTTGAGAGAACATAACCCCAAAATTAGTTTCAACGACGAAAGATTGGAGCCAGAGAAAACCATATTACGTGAACGTATTATTGGGTATGGCCAGTGGGTATTCTTAGGCACCAAAAACGTAGATTTTGGTGGAATAACAAAGGACATTTATTATTATGAGAGGGTTGGATAATGACAAAGACCAATACAATGGATCATATAAGTGATCAGGCATCGACAATAAAGGTTGACACAACAAACACAATATGGTCAGATCAACCCAATATAAGTAATCTCCAACAAGTATTACATACATTCAGTGATCTATCCATCGGGGATAGATATGCAACTACAGCACAATATGGACTGGTCAAGATTGCAAAGTCTTCGGATATTGAAGCTAGGCGTGGAACTGGTGACGTTGTAACATCTCAACAGATGTTAGAATTCAATGGAAAACCATTGGCCACCAAAACTATATACGGTACCACGAAATACGCAACTACAGCGGAAGTTACCAAGGGAACATCAGATGCTCTGTCCATAACACCTTTGGAGTTAAAGAAAAATCTAGATTCCAAAATACCAACTAGAGATAAAGCGGGACTTATGAAATTCTCGCATCAATCGATGGTGCAGGCTGGGACAAATGATGATACGGCCATGACACCAAAGTTGGTGAAATATGCCATTGACAAATTAGTACCAACGGTTGCGATTGCGTCAGAAACTAATACAGGTACCGTAACATTAGCCACTGTATCATTAACACAGGCTGGTACCATAAGGAATGGGTATGCGGTAACTCCATATGCATTCAAAAATACAAATGCAACCGAATCTGTGTATGGTACTGTCAAACTAGCTACGGCTGCGGAGGCGAATAATCCACAACTGAATAGTAAAATTGCTATTTCTCCAAGTAGTCTCCATAAGGTCACGGCTACAACAGGTCGTCAGGGCTTAGTTCAATTAGCAACGGATGCAGAATCCAGAGCTCGGGTTGTGTCGACAAAGGCGGTTACACCAACGGGTCTTAAGTATTATTATGATCTAATTGATGCACTAACGAAAAGACTGGCATCTCTGGAAAAAGACCTATCGGCGTTCCGTAGCGATGTTGATGGTGAGATCGGGAAGATCGAAACCATTCCAATTGGCACAATTTTGGGGTTTGCTGGAGCACCATCAAATTCTAAGATGCGTTTGTTGCCATGTACGGGTGGTACATATCTAAAATCTCAGTATCCTAGATTATATGCTCAATTGGGGGGTGGTTTTAGTGTATCCTCTACCCATTTTGTGGTACCTGACTATAGAGGATATTTCTTGAGGGGCTTGGATAACACCGGATCCATCGATCCTGACGGTCGTGGGCGCAATTATAAGGATCCACAAGGTGACACCATTAGGAATATTACTGGACATTATGGATCGAGTGCACTTCGAAACGGTTGGTCTGGTGGGGCACTATATCAACAAGGTGGGTGGCAATACACTTCATATAATGGAAACAACCATAAAGATGGGAGTCCATTAATGTTCGATGCCTCCAGAGTTGTGCCAACTTCGAGCGAAAATAGACCAAAAAACAAAGCTGTATCATATTATATAGTCGCAGACTAGATCAAATGAACCACATAGATTATTGTCTATGTGGTTCATTTTGTACGGAGGAAAAATGAAATTAAATAAAACACAAATAGAATTGCCATATGTTGATACCCCAACGATCGATGGTCAAAACCATATAACATGGATAACAAATGGTGAAGTTATGACCGCATCGAATCATCGCCATAGAGCCGAAGGTTCCATGAATAAAACATCATTTCAATTGCACCAGAATATCATCACCCTCAAAAATTTTATCAATGAATTGAGTTCATATGTTGATGAAACTATGAATGGAATGGAAATTCTGGATGATGTGCAGAGTCGAATTAGCGAGGTACAAAATCGAATTGGTGAGGTTGAAAATAAACTTGTTGGTGTCGAGTCTGATCTTGTGGAAACTATCGCCACATTAGTTGATGTTAATACCACCATTTTGGGTATCGGTGAAACTATAAAGGATTTGACTGGTAAAATTGATACCAACAGCAAATCAATGGCAACGATCAACAAGTCTATAACCACACTAGAAGAAGGATTGGGTTTAACGAAATCAGACCTTGGTGTGTTAGTGGGGCGAGTTGATAAAATCGTGATGGATGCCACGAAGTTGGGGGATGCACTAGATAAACTCACTAATGAGTCAAAAGAAGTCAAATCAAAACTCGATGATAATATTATTGCAACAACGGAAAATACATCCAAAATCACCTATATAGAGACGAGAGTTCAAACGGCACAAACTGGTATTAGTAACCTCATACAGGATATAAATAACACTAATACGACGATTGGTGACATCGACGAGAAAGTTGATCAAAATTCCACACAAATCACAAATCTCGTTGCATCGAACACTAAATTGGATGGTGATGTCAATAAACTAAAAGAAGATCAAATGAAGATGTCAAACGATCTCACCAAATTGGACGGCGTTGTTAATGATATCAAGACTAAAAATTCTACCGTTGATGAAAATGTCGGTAAAATAAAGGAAGATTTGACACGATTGACCAACAATCTTCGCGAGGTGGTTAATGATATCGATGATATTAAATCAAAGAATTCCACCACCGAAAAGGAGATGGTAACAATAAATGCGAGTCTCGTGGAAAACTCAAAAAACCTCACCGCATTTGAGGTGAAATTGAATAATCAACAAAAGGCAATTGATGGTCTAGGTTCGGATGTGGGGGAAAATACATCCAAGCTGGGATCACTGGAAACCAAAATTGATGAAGCTATAGTCAAGATTGGTGGTATGGAATCCACAATAGCCACATTAGGCGATAGAATAACCGCACTAGAAAACGTCGATCACACGACTTACCATCAAGACATTCTGGCTCGCCTCGATGCACTCGAGAAAGCCACGAAGAGTGAAGCATAGGCGTAATTAAATGAGGAGTGAAAGATGAAAATAAGCGTTACAGATTTAATAGCAAGGATCAAAAGATCTTTGGGGGCTCCATTGGTCACACCGAATATAACCGAGAATCAATATATCCAAGCGATTGATGATGCGATTAAGTTATACACCGAATTCCATTACAACGGTTCATATAAAGATTATCTCATAATTAGGGTGAATAAAGAGAACTTCGATGGGAAAATTGGAGTTTTCCAAATGCCAGATAATGTATTAGCAATTACCAAAATTTTAAAACGTGGGCGTGGATTTGATATGAAAGGTGTCACCACTACTGATGGGGCGACTGACATGTGGTTCACATCCATGTTTCAAGGAGCCTTTGGTGGGTTTGGTGGATCTAGTTGTTCTGTCATGGGTATGTCGGGATTGGCTAATATGGCTGGTATGTTACCACTATACACACTAATGGACATGAACATCGGAGAGTGGCAAAAGACAATAAACCCTGATATGGATTTTACATTCAATAGCGCCACTAAGATGTTGAGTGTTACAGATAGCAAGATTTCCGAAGGGTATATTATAGTATGTGAAGCATATGTAGCAAGTACGATGGGTATGTATAATGGCGGAAATGGATTACATGCTGGAGGTTCTGTACCCGTTAGTGTACCTAACTCACTACCCCATCTAAACGACTTTGAGCGATTGCACGAAGCTTGGCACGACCCAAGATCGATTGGTAGGATTGGTGGGGAGCCAATTTTACAAGGAGGTTTGGATGATAGGTGGGTTATCGAATACGCAACCGAGTCTGCTAAGTATCAATGGGGTATGAATCTAACTTATATTAGTGGCGTTTCTCAATCTGCTGGTGGTGTTAAAATAGATGGTCAAGTACTAAAAGAAGAGGCTAGGGTGCAAATGAATCGTCTTAGAGATGAAATTCGTGATATGGGTAACCAGCCTATAATGATAATGGGGTAAATTATGAAAAATGATTTAGATCGTGTTGTGCCATTAGCAATGGAAAGTGGTGACGCACTCCCAGATGTTTTAACCAGCGACTATTTGATAAACCCACATTTCCAAATGCATGACAATGAATATACACATGCCATGATGGATAACGTGGCGCAACAATTCATTCAATCGAATGGAATGGTAGGTTATTTCTTGCCTAAGGACTTCGAAGAAATTGATCATGTTATGGGTGAGGAAATGGGTGTAAAGTATGATAAGATGTGGAGGTTTGCATTTTATCTCGAGGATTATACTGGCTTCTCGGGTAGTAGTGGTTCGGCGTTTGATTATGGTGGTTTTTCATCACATGACAGAATGAAAATAATGATAAATCCAAAATTATTCCAAAATCAATGTCATGGTCGAATGCCAGATATTGGCGATTGGGTTTATATTCCGAAGGATAAAAGTTTATTCTCTGTTAGACAAGTAGACCCATATAACAAGTTCTATCAATTTGGATATAATGCACAATACTTTTTAATATTGACCAAAACGGTATATAATCAAGAGAGCATTGATCCAGTTTTACAAAATCTGGAATTTGGGTTGGGTTATGATAATGATGAAGATGAAATCGACTTATCACCTTTAATCAATTTAGATGGGCGATTGGATACCCACATTAATGAGTTTGTAACCGCGAAAGGCATCCAAAATGAAGCGAAATCATTAGTTGTTACCGAATCATCACATCAAGGTGAAGGTGTCAAATTTGGGGCAGATAGAGTCGAAATAATCACGGTCGATGAGATAAACAAATTGCTGTCTGGTAGACGATAACTATAAATACCAGATAATAGCTAAATTAAAGGGACTATTAAGTCCCTTTTTTATTGGAGAAAATATGAAAGGATTTTTTTATAACAGCGCCCTAAAAAATTACGAAACTGTATTGGCTAATCTATTTTCCGATATATACATAATGAAAAAATCTGGCGATAAGGTATACATGAATCGTGTACCTTTGAATATGGTTGATGCAACCAGAGATTACAAGAGTCGGAATAGAATAAATGCCCATCATAAAGATTATGGGTTTGCTAAGGTTGCGGATATTTACCCCAAACTCAATCTAAAACAAGTGGACGTCGTACCCAATCCAAACTTTGCCGTGGGTAGTACAGTTTATATAGATAAATATGGTGTTAAACAACATTCACCGATTCCAATAAATATGTTATATGAGCTCAACATCCAAACCAAAAGTAAGAACGATTCTACAATGATCATTGAACAAATTCTACCATATCTTAGACCGCACTTTGTGGTTACGATAAAGGAGATTGTCAATGGGAAAATGAATCGTGTGAGGGATTTGAAGCTCGTATACCAGACGACGAGTATCAATAACGACACCATGGGTGAATTGGACGGAAATGATATATATGACTGGTCTATAATTTTCGAAATGGTTGGGTACTTATATCCACCACAAATAGAAGCATCGGAACAGGGTAATATCATCGAAACAGTATTCCTAAACTTTAAACAACAAGAGGTTATTCTCGTCGAAGATGGTTTCTATGAAAGTAACCCCGAAAATATGCCAAATGAATTAACACCATCTGGGGAATTTGAGTCGGTGGACTTACAGGTTGATGGTTATGACGAAGGTATAACTAAAGAAGAATGGGAGGATGGTGGTCATTTGGTAAATGTAGGTATGTCCAAAGACATAATGGTTCCACAAGAATTACCATCAGAGGTTAGAAGAGGGTATAAGAATGAGTAAAGATATAAATAGAATAGATATAGAATTGCTATTAAACAACGAGGATCTCCTTAGTAATAAAATTGTCCCTAAGACTTCCGAACAAAATACCACTGATAATGAATCCATCCTCGAGTTCGAACCATTTGATCGTGAGGCATTTATCCAAACAAACTTACCTAAAGAATATGACCTCGATCTCAAACTTGACGAAACGTTTGATGGTGATGCTAGTACGATCGAGAATGATTTTGAAAAGAATCAGATGGTAACACGACTAAGAATAAAAATGATCACAAATATGTTAAAAGTTGTGTATGCAAAGTTCGAACGATCTGGCTCGGAGGAGGATATGAAAATGTTCGTCGAACTATCATATGCATTGGACTCTTTACAGAAACTGTTTTTGGGGGCACATAAAGATTTGACAAAGGTCAAGAAAGATTCTTTGGCACCAAAATCCAATATAAGTACGACAGGAACCATCAATATTCAGAATAACACATTTCATGGCTCACCCAACGATATGTTGGAGCAATATGGAAATGCTATTGATTATGTGGATAGAGTAGAGGGGGAGGTTGATGGATACGATTCGTAGTAATAAGGATATTGCACTGGCCGTAAAACAACAAATAGAGGCTGGGAAGAATGG